GTTTCCCAGTCACGATCGGATTGGTTAGCCATGGCTGGGGGATGGTCATTGTCAAAGAACAGGACAGTGTCCATATCTTCTGACTGAGCCAAGTATTCATCAGTTTGTCCACCACGGGCGTAAGCACCTACGTCACCGTGCTTATCCTTGCCAAGCTCTTCGTCGTAGAACGCCTTCTTCTCGGCGATCTCTTCATCACTATCCTTGCAGTAAGAGTAGTGATAGACCGCAAACTCAGGAAGAACGAAACGACGACTTAGATAGCGAGGATCAAAGTATGTGCAGACGCCATCCTTGTCACGAGCGACGGGATGGTTCTGATAGTTCATCCCAGGCTGGAAGCGAATGAACCTTTGGTGTTGTTGACCCCAGTCTCCACTAGGCTTACGAATATGACTTGCGTCGCGCCAAAAGTGATAGAAGGCGGCGGGAACAAACTCCGTAGCCCATGGCTCTAGACTGATAGCTTCGCGAAGCTTATCAGCAACCTCTGGCATGATGAATTCGTCAGCATCGGTGATAAGCATCCAATCGCCTTGCTGCATGTATTGGAAGAAGCTATTCTTTAGTTCTTCTAGGTCAGCCCATGGACGATCGATCTGGACAAAGACGATCTTCTTGTCTGGATCCTTGTTTGCCTTTACGTCCTTGATGATCTCGACTGTGCGATCTAGCGAGTGACCATCGGGAGTGGCTTGACCGGCAGCAACCTTGCTTTGAACCGCACCTTCGATAACAATGATACGATCCACCTTATCGTAGAGCTGAAGCATACATGCCTCTACGAGCTTCTCCTCATTGCAGACTTGAATGCACTGCACGATCTTAGGCTTCGCACTAAGCGCATCAACAGTAGCAGAGATTTGATTGGGAAGATCGTTATTGAATGGGTTATCAGACATTGCTTGCCTCCTTGGTCTTACTAGCTGCAATCTCTTCAATCACAGCCAACATCTTTGGTCCGACTACTGAGTGGTCGAACTCGGTCATATCTGGAGCTTCAAACGTTTCAGCTTCTTTAGCCATCTTCATTTGAGTCATCATCGAAGAAACGGATGGCTCGGCGATCATGTCGAAGCTTGTGTAAAGCTCAGGATCAGCATGCTGTTGGCTGACTAGAGGCTCCATCGAGTATCGAATAGGGAACACATTCTGACGTTCCACTGCTGTATCAGTGAGCTTAGCAAACTCGCCCATGCCACCCCAAAGAGTGGTAATCAACTTATTGCCATGAGTTAGAGCATCGAATGCTGGAATGCACCAACCCTCTCCACGTGAACTACACACATAGGCATCACCGGTCTTATGGATCTTTCGAATCTGATCATCAGTTAACGTCTTCGTTACCAGCATTACCGGAGGATATCCATCGACTGGTAGTCGCATACCCTGCTTGACATTGTTGATGTAAGCCTTGAGCTTGTCCTGCTCTTGCGAGCGCCCCTGCATGTTGACATACGTCTTCAGCAGTAACACAACCTCATCTTGCTTGCCGTGGAACGCGCCGAAGTAGGCACGTAGCAAGCTATCGATACCCTTCTTTTGAGAGAACTGACTGATGTTGTAGAATACGAATCGGTCTTTCAAGAAGTTAGGGTCGCTAGGTGACATAATTTCCTCAACGTCATCTAGAGAATAAGAGGGGATGTCGAAGGTGTGCGGCACCTTGTGGATTGGCACAGTGACACCGGAGTCCTTGAACGCCTCAACGCTAGCATCGCAGAAGGTCATTACTGAGTCAAACTGATTAAGCTTGTCAGCCCAGTAGCTCGGGATCCTCGTGGTTTCCCAGGCAACGATAGCAATGTTGGTCTTGCCGGGCGCTGGACGCATCTCGTTAGGGGTGAGATGCTGGATCACAACATCTACTCCATCTAGGTCACGCTTAAGAAGCTCTCGTTCTAGGTCAGTAACCTTGTATCCTGTGCCAGGATCAGCTTGGTCATAACGCACTGGTCGAACAACTAGGTCCGCTCCAGCATCATGAAGCGCCTGGATGTAGCCACGCGCTGCGGTTGCGTAACCAGAGAAGTCTCTCACTGGTCCGATATACAGGATCTTGCTCATAGAATCATTGCCTCAAACGAATCGGTGTCCTCTTCATTACCCGCCTTGACGGACGGCTCATCAGTCTTCCCTGCACGCATAAGCTCAACTTGGTTCTGAGCCTCAGCCTGTTGACGGAAGAAGTTGGCGATCTCGCCACGGGTCTTTTCGACAGGGACCCCACGCGATGCCTCAACAGATAGTTTCTGCATCCAGTTGCGTCGTCCGTCCTCGTCGATGTCATGTTCTCCTGCATAACCTAGCACCTTCGTGTAGCACCAGATAATGAATGCTTCATCAGTCGCATCTGCCGGGGGTTGCTGTGTATCAATTTCAACTAGTGATACAGGCTTATCCCAGGTCTTGTCGCGATCCAATGGCGTGATATGGTCTAGGATGAACTCCCACTCCTTGTAGTTCTTGTCCCAGTCATAGTGCTTCTCAGCACACTCGCGGGCTTCAACGCTCATCCTCTTGAGTCGATCATGATCACCCAGCATGTCACCCATCTTCTGGGCACAGTCAGTCATGGATGTAGCCGCACGCCAACAGGTGGTTTCAGGCTCTTCATAAAGCTGACTAACCTTCATGATCTCGCCGCCCTTATTGACATCATAGGTCTTCTTGTCGATGTGATCGTAGTCAGGAACTCTACCCTTCTCAGAGATGGCGGCATAGTCGGTTACTAGCACCGGGACACCACAAGCCTTTCCTTCTTGGACGGGCATGCCACAGCCTTCCGCAATGCTCATCTGCACCATGACATCAGCCATGCCGTAGACTTCGGATAGTTGCTCACGAGTGAGTCCAGCTCCAGTGGTCGGTGTTCTAGCTGATTGCTGACCGCACTTAGGACACATGATCGTGTGACTCTGGCGCAGGTTGATCGAAGGAGCAACGAAGACATCACCACATGCCGTATTGTGACACATGAACGTCGAACATACCTCTCGGATAATCCCCTTGCGAGAAACCGGGATGCCGTGAGTGCCAGTTTGGATACGGGCAATAGCGCGAGGGAAGTCAATAGACATAGCATTGTCTGGCCATGCAGTATGCATAAGTAGGATCGACTTCTGCACAGTCTCATTATCCGGGAACGCCTTCTTCATAAGTGCGAACGATTGGATTACTTCTGAGATACGCTTTCGAGCTTGGTTTCGCTGCACCAACAAGATGACTGGCACGTCAGGCTTGAGTCCCCATTTTTGCCTCAGCTCTGCCTTAGCCTTGTCATCACGTGGATGGAATGTCTTCAGGTCAACACCCGGACGCATCGGCACGGGATGTAGCTTACCGGGCATCTTATCGATACCGATGAATCCAGGCTTACCCGGTGGGTCAGAACGTAGCTCTAGACGTGGCGAAGACTTGCGAAGCGAGTCGATACCAAAGTCAGAGTATGCCATCACATAGGTAGCGCCATTGTAAGTGTTGATCCACTCTTCCTTCTGAGGGATTGAATCAACAGTTGGCATTACTAGCCAGTTGAAGTATTTGCGGAATGGACTTCTCTCTTGGAACGCCACCATCCACCAGTCGCGAATATCAATTACGATATCGGGACGGAAATCAGAAAGAACATGCTCAAACTTCCATCGACCGAACTGGTTAGTATTCTGTCCTGGCTGAGCCGGATCCTGCTGTTGGAACACCTGCTCTTCTTCGGGAGTCATTGGCTGATTGCCGTAGAACTTCCATCGACCTCGGATAGACCCCTTAATGCGGGGATCATCATCCCTGGCATAAGAACCAAACTCTGCGATCTCATACTTGCCGGTCGCAGCAAGGCGAGGCAGTAGCTGATCGTAGATATTAGAAAATCCCGTATTCAGGAAAGACGCTTCTCCGACAAAGAGAATGCGCTTCTTGTAGTCTTCTTTACTCTCGACACCCATGCGGTTCCTTATTTATCCTGTCTAGCTGTCCTGGCCCCATGCCAGGATCTTGTCACGAATGGATGCTTTGATAACGAATAAGGTGGAGCGACTCACTGCCATCTCCGTCACGATATCATCCATCGAATAGTTACTTGTTACTAAGTTGACGAACTTCAATTCCTGTTCAGTCAATCCGATCTCATCTAGCACCTTAAAGATACTGCCTTCCTCAGGAGAAGTGTCATCGACTACTTCGATCTGATTAGGATCAACGGAATGATTCTCAACTAGTCCTAGTAAAGAAAGAAAAGTAGCCCGGGTTTTGATCCCGAGCTTAGCCATGATCTCCGCGTCGTCGACTCCCTCGCGCCTCATCCGACGAACGGCATTGGCTTGACGGCGCACTTTCTCATCAACCGTGAATACGTTACTGAATGAGTTGGCTTGCTCTAATAGAGCGTGACGAATACACTTGCGTATGTAGGATGGAAGAGACCCAAGTGATGGATCATATGACTTCAGCGCAACCACAAGCGCCAGAGCGCCTGCTTGTTGTAGGTCTTGTGTATCTACGATTGCTGGGTTGTTTACCACGATCGAGTTGATCAGCGATCTGATCAGGCCCCGATGCTTTAGGTATACTTTGTCTGGAGATTCATCCATCCTACACAACGTCATGGCGACTAGAACCCCTTAGAAGGGGATCGGAGCAGACTCGCTGCCTTGCGACGAGTTGCGGTCGTTACCACCGCTAGCCTGACCACCACCAGCGTTAGCGTTTCCGCCTTCACCATCCGGACGACGGGTGCTCGCGGTCGCAGTGATGCTATTAACATTCACCTGGACACGGCTTACCTTAACGCCTTCCTTGTTTTCATAGCTGTCCTGTTCTAGGTCACCCGTGATGAAAATCCCCATACCCTTGGTGAAGTCACGCATGATATCTGCGCGCTTGCCCCAGGCAATAGCGTCGATAAAGTTTGCCTTACGCTTTTCGTCACGACCGCGATTATACGCGATAGAGAACACGGCGCGCTGCTTGTCACCTTCTCCAAAGAACTGGGGGTCACGCGAAAGGCGACCGACTACAACTGCTGATCCTTGATCCATAATGTTTTTCCTACTGACTTGGTTTTCTAACTGCCAAAAAGATTCCAGAGGCTCGAATTTGAACGAGACTCAAGAAGTCATCCACAACGCCCTCATCTTCTGCAATTTGAACGATCTCAGCATTAAGGACACCAGCCTCATCATACATAGAATATACGTTGAGTAGCGCCGTCTGCTGAGAAACAAACATCGTAATGTCTGCTTCGTTCCCCTTGAAAGTTGGGGGCAAGAACTGCACATCGGAGAGGCTCTCTCCCATGTGGTTGATAATCGTTAGGTCTCCTGGCTTGACCTCGAAGGTTCGAACTAGACTAGCGGTAACCGTGCGAATGAATTGCTCAGCCGCAAGTTCAGTTACCATAACCGGACCTTCACTGAAGGATGTTACGAATCCTGTCGATCGATTTTCGTCAAAGATACACCACCGAAATTCCATCGTCTGCTTCTCGTCTTTATCGACGATAGCAATCTTGACAGTCCCATGAATGCCATCAATGGTAGTAGTGATCTTGGCCATACCTCTATTATGTGTCTAGATGCTGAATTCGTATGCTATTTTTCAGACTTCTCTAAAACAACTTCACGCTCCAAAACGAGATACGGAAAGTTGAAGCCTTGCCATACAGCGCTCCAGCCTTCGTCCTTTGCGAGCGTGTTTAGAAACTCGAAGAAACCAGCAGCACCCAACGTCGGTGGATTGGTGGGATCATTCGCCGCCTGCATAGCATCAAGCTTTTCACGCACGCTATCCGGGACCTTAACTTCCTTGTATTCCATGTAACCCATTACAATAACCTCATTTGATTTACGATTAGTCCTCGATCGGACATCTTACCATTTACAGATACAACATCACCTACGCCAATCCCCATCAATCTGACTTTATCATAAAGATCTGGGAAAATACATGAGCCATCTAGACTATATGTAGAGTCACTTAAGGTGATAAACGACATGAGACGACCTTGCGTTTTACCACGCTTAACCGTCACTTCTTTCATTTCTTCGACGACCACACACAGGTTAACATAGGTCCCTGGCGGCATGCCGGTGCCCACATCTCGACACGTGTGTTTCGCGCCACTCATAGCCCGCTCAAGGTCAGCCATGCTGCCCGATAGTGTAGAGCCGAGATAAGCCTTCTCCCACACTAGGAGCTGAGCTACGGTGTCCCTGTGGCTCTCCTGATTAAACTCATCGATCAGGACTCTAATCTTTGCCCTGCGATTCACATTGGGAACAGTCATCTTCTTTTTCTTCCGCTCATCTAGCGTGGTCTCGTCTGTGAGCGCCGTGAGCTGCTCTAGGAGGGCTCCAGGATAAAAGCCTAGGTTGGAACGCTCCTTATCCGTCAGAGCGTCCCACAGGGCATACTGCGCCTTCATGGAGCGTCTGGCGATGCCGTAGCCATCCAGCGCACCAGCACAGATAAACGCCTCGACTACCTGCTTGTTCATCTTACTTGCCGAGGCAAGATTCAGAAACTCAGTGAAGGTCTTAGCGCCCTGGCAGGCTTTAACTGACTTAAGTGCAGATGCCCCAACTCCCTTGATGTGAGAGAAGCCATATGAGATGGTCGTTGGACCCACAATGGCGAAGTCAATCTCGCTAGTCTCGATACGCGGCGGAACTACATCGATGTCTTTCAGCTTGCCATCGTTCACGAACTGAGCGATCACATCCTGAGGGGTTCGTTGTTGATTAGCCTTATCCTTAGCATGCATCAGGTTGGCGGTCAGGAACTCTAGGAAGTAGTTGGCCTTTACCCATGCGGTCCAGTAAGCCATGACAGCATAACCAACCGCGTGACTCTTGTTAAAGCCATAGCCAGCCTGCTTCTCAATCCAGCCCCAGATCTCATCCGCGACCTTCCTTGTTACATTCTTTGATGCACCATCCATGAACTCCTTCTTCTTTTGTCGAAGTTCCTCTGGCTTCTTCTTACCAATAACCTTTCGGACAGCATCAGCATCCTTGAGATCCATTCCCGCAACAGCCTGACAGATAGCCATAACCTGCTCTTGGTAAAGTAGGATGCCCTTGGTCGGCTCTAGGATAGGCTTGAGGATCGGGTCGATGTAGCTCGGAGTCTCTTCACCACTCTTGATCTTCGCGTAACTCTCAGACATGCCCGTGTCCAAACACGCAGGACGAATGATAGCCACAAGTTCGGCGATCTCTTCCACGGTTTGTGGCTGACACTTCTTAGACCATGACTTACCTAGATTGGATTCTAGTTGAAATACGCCCTGGTTGTATCCATCACCTAGTAGTTGGAATACCTTCTTGTCATCTAGAGGAAGATCTAGTAGTTCGTAGCTCTTACCGTGACGCTTCTTGATTAGTCCGAGTGCGGTCTTAAGAACGTCGAGTGTCGCGATTCCCAAGATATCCACCTTGAGCAATCCTAGCGCATCAACCGAGTCCATATCCCAACCACAGATTAAGTCTTCCTTCCTAGCGCCCTTTACTAGAGGGACGCCAGCACGACTAAAATCGTCATCAGCAATAACAACCGCAGCAGCATGAACTCCGCTAGTTTTATAGCACCCCTCAAGACGGCTCGCAATGTCGAACAACTCTTTCCAGGAGGTCGTTCTGATGACTCTTCCTCCTCGGACGATGTCGAATGGTTTTGCATCTTCTGAATACTCCTTTAGTTTCGGGACTGCCTCGATAGCCTCCTTCAGACTGATTGAACCATGGTCTTCATTCTTAGCTGGAATTAGACCGGCGATAAGTCCCTTGGTGCCTTCATCGATACCTGCGACCTTGAATACATCTCGAATGACCTGTTTAGCACCTAGAGATGATAAGGTGACAATCTGTGCTACTCGTTGCTCACCAAAGCGCTTTCGGATGTAGCCAATAACCTCATCACGGCGGCTCTTCTCTACGTCAGTATCAATATCCGGCATAGAGCCAACACGACCAGCGTTGTAGAATCGCTCCCAGATTAGGCCATACTGGATCGGATCGATCTGCGTGATACCTAGGAGGAAACTAGCAAGTGAGCCACCAGCAGAACCACGACTCGGACCAAGCATCACATCGTTCTTGCGACAGTAGTCAGTGATGTCAGATACGATCAGGAAGTAGTCTTCTAGACCAGCACCTTCGATATCCTTAAGCTCATGCTTGACGCGAGCAGCATAGACACCCTTGGGGTCCTTGATGTCACGACGGGTCCATCCCTCGCGTAGCTTCTCCCTTAGGATCTCGATCGACGGACGCGAATCCTCTGTTGGGTAGGTCGGCAAGCGCATCTTGTTAAGATCTAGCAATGCATTGCATCGATCTGAAATCTCTCGCGTGATGTCTACCTCTGACGGCTTGATGTCAGAGTCTGTCAGGACTAGCTTTCTATCCTTGATGTAGAACTCGTTGGTAGAGAATCCACTCTCCCCCTCCGGGACTCCGACCTTTCCCCACGCCATAGCCTTCAAGAAGCCGTGCGCCGTAGAGTCATCTTGGTTGACGTAGTGAGCATCTTGTGTTGCCACTGTCCTCAATCCCATCTCGCCCGCCATTTGGCGAACCCTCTTATTGATCAAGAGCTGCTCTGGAATACCACCATCTTGGACTTCTAGAAAGAGGTTCTCTGGTCCTAGGATTCGCTTCAATTCATGAGCGAATCGATATGCTTCTGGAATGTTAGCTGCTTCCTTGAGCTTAGACTCTTCTCCAGGGACTGGCCATGTCATCTTGTCAAACAGCCAGTAGGAGATAGGACCGTGCATGCACGCAGTTAGGACGATCAGTCCTTCCTTGTGACGCTCAAGATCCTTCAGATCGATACGTGGCTTGTAAAAGAAGTTCTCGTTTGCACGAGTAGTTAGCTGCACAATGTTATTCAGCCCAACCTCATTTTCTGCAAGCACAACTAGGTGGTGCGCGTGACGGTTCTTAAGGTCGTGCTCGTCCGTCATGTAGAACTCGCTACCAAGAATTGGCTTGATTCCAGCCTTCTGACATTCCTTAAAGAACTCTACCCAGGCAAAGATGTTACCATGGTTGGTGATAGCCATGGCGTCCAACCCCAACTCTTTCGCTCTGGCAACCATGTTCTTGATGGAAGATTGACCATCAAGAAAGCTGTGGCTTGAGTGATTATGGAGGTGAACGATTTCGTTAGTTTTAGTCATTTCGTAGTTTCTTCTCGCCCTGGCCTTTGCCATAGCCTTCATGTCTGCTTTGTCGTCTTCCGCCGCCTGCTTCCTTGTTGATTCTATCAAGGACGCGCTTGCGATGCCTGTCTTCCATTTTGGCTTGCAGCTTTTCTTCATTACGCTTGTAGTTGTCTGGATTCAACTGCTGGTAACGTTCCATACTCATGTATCCCTTCGTCCCACCAAGCGCGGCTGGTGCCTTACCTATGTTATGGTAGAAGATCTGATCCGATTCACACTCTCCGCACTTCTCAGTGATGGATCGTTTATCCTCATCAAGATACTGACTCTCGATCTGATAGAAAGCCTTGTCAGTCTTAATTTCCAGAGGTTGAGTATGATCGCAGTGCTGACACCTGAAGTGGATCGTGATGATGCACATCTCTCCCTCTTCGCCAGCAACACTCATACTACCTATTGTGTGCCTGTATAGCGAAATCGTGCTGCATGTTTTGCAACGCTTACGCTTGAGCCTGCCACTCTTGGTCACATATTTGTCGTAGTCGTTAATCGGAAACCCTTCCGATCGCTCTTCACCACAACCAGAACATTTGAAATCGTAAATCATCTTAGTCCTCTATGAAAGCCCTATAAAGCTTACCGTATGCACGAGCAAAGATATCACTATGATCCTTACCCTGCTCTACCTCATTCCATGTTAAGGCATGAGCCCACTCATGAAGAATCGTATCAAACTGCTGAGCCCATGAACAGCTCTTGTTGATAGTAATCAGGAAATACTTCTTGGCCTTTGGTCCATCACTGTTAACCAAGGAGCACCAGCCGAACACCTTGCGCTTGATGACTTCACTAGTCAGCCTACGAACCTTGATCGGTAGGTTAGCTGGAAAGTCGGCACGTAGCAGTCTGAGGATAATCCTAAACTTTTGATCTACGCTGAGGTCTTTTGGTCTACCAAGAAGATACTTAGCGCGGTCGTCTGGAACGTCATTCATTTTGTCTCAGGCTCCTGTGGTTCCTTGGGCTTCTTTACCGGATTTGATCCGTCAATGCCGTTAAGTAATTCCGCCCACTTCTTATCACAAAGCTGGCGATTGCATAGATACTTACAGTAGTGGTCCATACCTCGACGCTTAATTGATCGAGCCTTTTTGACCTTGTTGTATAGCTTAGTAACTTGACTACGAGTAATCTCGTCATCCTCAGCGGTGAACGCATGCTCTAACGGGATGCCACGGAAGTAGTCGAACTGGACCCAGTAGTATTTGTAGTCTGGATACATAGTCTTAGCCGCAAAAGAATACATCCTTGGTTGTAGATCTTGGATGAACTTGTCGTGCTGCGGGACTGAATACCCAGTCTTGTAGTCAACGATCATCAACGTCTCATGATCATATTCGAGCACTAGGTCAATGAAGCCGTTCATCAAGATTGGCTCACCATCCTCATCTGCTCCCCACGAGATGTTCTCACCTTCGGCAAGCGCACCCTCTCTAGTCGGTGCTTCAATACCGATCACCTTACCACCAGGATTATCCTTGCTCTTTACGCCAGTGTCGAAGTATTTCCCATACCGATCGATTGCTGTCTCGACCATCTGAAGACCTTCCTTGTAGAGTTTCCTGGGGCATCCCTCGAAGTGTTCTACATGCTTCTCCACGATATTGCAACTAGCCTTCTTGGGATCAAAGAACGGACAGTTTTCACAGTCCTTTTCAATGAAGAAGGAGGCACGCGCCTTTGACGGTGCCTTGTTCATATCATCACTAAATGGACGTAGGTCGTCTACGTTCTTAGCGTAAAGCTCTACGTAGTCTGCTGTCCCCTTAGATTCCGCATACTGCTCCAGCGTGTAGTGAACCGCACTGCCAAATTCGCTACAGAAAGTGTATTGGAATAGCGCATCAGCCCACCCCCACTCATAGGAGAGGAAGTATTGGAATTCACACTCTAAGGCTTTCTTGAGCCTTGATGGACTGACGTAAGGGATTTTCATACTGTTAGGCTGCTACCAGTTAGGATAGTGTTTAACTTACGACGAAGCTCATCAAAGCTACCGTTGTTATCAATCACATGATCGTAGTTCGTATAGTCATCTAGGGCGGTTTCGGATGCGTGACCATCACTCGCAAGTCCAGTCTCACGCTCGACACTGATCAAGATACCCTGACCCTTAGCGAAGTCACATTCATTAGGAAAGCGACAATCCGCAACTACCACAATATCATCATCACGATACTTCTTGCGGTAAACCGACTGCACCCAGATATCAGGGTCTAACTGATTGCGGAAGAGGTTAGTTCCTACAAACTGTAGAACTTCACGCACGGTCATAAATTTTGGCTTACCAGCTTGTGGGCTATGAGGTGAATATCCGATAACCTCATAATCATGCTTGTCTGGAGTCTTTGGACGCACTTCCTGCATTGGCCACGCCACCTGAGTCAACTTCTGCTTGCCTGTCTCAGTCTCCATATCTTCTAGCGGGATACCAAAGATGACACTACATGCCTGCTTAAGAGCGTCGGCAAAGTGAACAACGTGAACACGATCTCCGCCAAGTGCCTGCTTGATGTATTGCGCAGATGTGTCTTTGCCTACTTGCTTTCTGCCCGCAAGTGTAATGAACTTAGCCATTCGTTTTTACTCCCAAGATGATGTCTGGTGTATGTGATAGATCCGGAACCGTGACAACACCCTTGGGCATCTGGTCCTTACCAACCTCAACACTTCCCCAGTTGGAGGTGTCAAGGTGAATTGCATTTAGACCGGCTGCATGGGAAGACAAGATGTCACTCCTGATGCTATCTCCGATCATCCAAGAATTTTCCTTATCTACGTTGTGCTTGATACAGAAGTCCTCAAAGACATCACTAGTCTTCTTTAGGACAACCCAGCAATCGTGGAATAGGTTACGCATCGTCAGGTCATCGAATCGCTTGATTTGAACCCAACGTTCTCCAGCGGTAACTACAGCGACCTTGAAGCCAGCATTAGCCATCTGGCGGACAACGCCTGCCGCATAGTCATACTCAACTGATGTCTGTTCGAACACGTCCATGGCAAACTTCCTAACCGTGGCAATGATCTCCTTTTTACGCTCGTCATCCTGGAATCCAAATTGGAAGAAGAACTTAGCAGTGATCTCAAAAGACTCTGCAAATCTATCCGTAGAGTATCCAAACTTTTCGAATAGGCTAGCATCAACTTCGTCCTGCTTGTTCATGACCTCTTCTCTATTGAAGCCATGGTCAGCCATGAAGCTACCAAACTGATTAGAGGCATTGGTGTAAAGCGGCTCGGTGTTAATGAGCGTATTATCCATATCAAAAATTACCCACTTAGACTTCATTACACATACTCCTTAAAAATGAGCTTGAGTTGCGATGGGTCGTGATCTCCTGGATCCTTACCAGACTCTAGCTCTACATTTGCGAATGTAAAATACTCACTGCACGTCTTCTCTACGCTCTTCTTTGCCTTCTGTCCTGGTTCGTCACTATCAAACACACACACGATCTTGCTACAACCGATCTTATGTAAGAGTGTTCTGTGGTGCTTTCCAAATCCAGTTCCCAGAACCGCAACCACGTTCTTAATTCCAGCTTCCCACATACGCATTACGTCACCCGGACCTTCTACTAGGATGATCGTCTTAGAGTCACCCATAAAGCCCTTTGCCCTATGCAGGTTATACAATACGGATGATGCGTGAAACTTCTCTTCATCTGTCCTGTCGGCGGACTTCTTACGTATGTCTGCAAAGTTCAGAGCGTGACACCACTTCGGACGCCACTGCTCTACCAGACTGTCATCCAGTAAGCGGCAGGTAAAAGCGATGAGGAATCCGTCCAATGGATCATAGACCGGAACAATCGCACGGTTCTCACCATACGTTCCGTTCTTGTGCCATTCACCCCAGCAACCAAACTCCTGCACTACCTCTTCAGAGAAACCCCTATCCGTGAAGTATGAGCTAGGCTTTAGATGACGCATCAGGTCATCCTCCATCCTCTGGTGCTTCACCAACTGAGAGCGTTTACGAATGACTTCTTCTATCCTGTCGGATTCATCCTTGTCTAGCTCCTTAATGTCGTCGATGTCCTTTTCAACTGCATCTAGAATCCACTGTAGTGAGTCCTTGAATCCAATCTTCTTTACACACTGAACCAGCGCGAAAACATCAGACCCGCTTATGTCATGGCAGCGATTACTAAAGCATTGCCACATCTGTCTGGTAAAATCCCAGCTAAATGCCTGCTCGTTATCATTGGGACTCCTGCCATCTCCGTGAGGGATAGGGCAGCAACCCACCAAGCGACTACCATAGTCGAAGCCCTTAAAGTTAAGCTTCTTCATAATGGCACGCATGTTCTTATGCGCTAGCCTGCGGATACCCTCAAGCTTAGCCTTGTTTAGTTTACCACTGAGTGGCTGTGAAGTTGTCATGACGTTTAGTGGGAGGGTCGTTGATGTTGTTGTGTAGGTGCTTGTCGAGGTGCTGGTGGTGTATTGGCGACTGGCGGTGCCTTACCCTTAGTAGCAGGTTTGACTACTTGCTGAGATACTGGTGGCGCGAACTTAGCCACACCTAGCTCTTTGAACTTGCCAATACCTAGATCGGCTGAGATGTCAACATGAGTGCTGACGCCCTTGCCGTATCGTGTTCCTAGGATATGCATTTCGTGAGTGCCATTAGGAGCCTTGACAAGATCGTCGGCGTCCTTCTTATGGAATAGGCTGATCGAGTCAACTAGCTCAACAATCTTCTTGGCACCAGCAATCATGCTTAGGTCTTTATCCATTGCACGGTTAGTCTGACCGAACGCAAGAATCGGTAGGTTGAACTCTTCTGCGAAGTCATGCAGAGCCATGCAGGTATCACCGAGCACATCGTGCGCCCCAACGCCCATAGCCTTGACTTCGTCAATACGAGCCAGCTTGACATAGTCCCAAACAATCAAACAACGCGCCTGCCTTGTCTGAGTATCAAGACCAACATGCTGCATCACCCAACGACGTAGGAATGGCAACATCTCTCGCGCTGTCATGCCTGTCATCTTCTTGTAGTAAAGCTTCTTGGACTGGAACTCCGCTCTGATGTTCTCATCCTGAATTAACTGGCGAGCCAACTGACACTGAGTTGCGAACGTCCTATCGTAGCCATCTCTGACAATAGAAGAAGGGTCAGCCTTCCAATAGCCAGTCTCTAGAATCTCGTAGTTAACCTCTGCGTGCATACCAAATGCGCGAACTGACTGTGCGATCTCATTCAGCTCACTGTCACAGTATAACACAGGCATGTGGCGAGATAGCTCAACTGCTGCACGAGCCCCAATTTGAGATTTACCAGCCTTAGCCGTAGCCGCCACAAACGTCACGCTACCATTGCGAAGTCCACCGACTGAACGCTGCCAGACTGGGAATCCGATATCTACACCAAGCTCACCTGGGTGGTCTGCCAAGTCCTCGATAATATCCAGGGCTCGTTCTGGTAGGTGGATAATCTCGTCATCTACCACACCCTGAAGCTTGTTCGACAAAGTCATTAGCGAGTCATCGACCTTGCCGATCATGTCGCTAGTATCGTCAGTAGTATCCTCTAGATACTTCTCTAGTTGCTTGAGCATACCTTGATAGCTGCCCTTCACCGTCTCGCGCTTTATCTGCAAGAAGGAACGACCAGTATCAGCCGCAGATGCTTCATGCTCGAAACAGGCGTCAAGCAGCTCTCCATCTCGCATAACCTCAAGGAAGTCCTTGAACCCCAAGGCGCTCGCCTCTGCCAATAGACCCGCACGAGTGACGGTTAGGTCCCCGGTTGCGTTCATCAAAAAACGCTGAAGGACGATAAAGAGTTTCTGATGTGCCTTCGTTGAGAAGTCATCTACTGAGATGTGCTGTTGAAGATTGAAGTAGACATCTGGGTTCTTGCACAAGCCTGCAATGAACGTGAACTCGGCGGCGATATTTCCAGCCATTACAAATTCCTCCTAAAGCTTCCTTCGAATATCCTACGTTTACGTCCTAGATGTGGCATTTCATCACATGAAGATTTGAAAAAATCATCATTGTAGATAAGATCATAGAATTTACGTGCGACATTCTTACCACAAGATTTCCACTGATGTGTGTCGTTTTGATTACCACAAGTGGATACAGAACCAAAGCCAATATAGTCTTTCACAAAGACACAAAGGGCTTTATTCCCAGCAATAGAAAATCCTGGCTGATTGCTCTGTCGATCGATATACACAGAGCCGTCTCCGTCAAAAACTCCACGCAAAAAATGAGGAAGTAATTCTGTTTGACACCTAGGAAAAGAAGAGCTGTGGGTTTTGTCAGGCCATATACCATGAGAGATTAAGTCTTGGCATAGACGATAGTTATGAATGTCCAATCTAGATGTTCTCTTCTTGGTTCGCCTGGGTCGAATAGTCGAGCTAATAACGCGGGCAAACATCTCTATGAGATATCCATCTTCAACTTGAAGTTCCAATTTTAAGGTATATGAGTCATAGCCGCGCCTCTTCCAGATAGAACCGTCAGCCCATAACAACCCTAGCCAATACGCTCGTGCTGGAGTATCTATTACATCAAAGTATGTCTCGTCGACAATAGGTCTTGGCTTTCCAAGTCCAAGCACACAGGCTTTGTGCCGAATTGCTTGCATGGATCGACAAAGATTCTCAGCAAGAGTTTTATTATCGACCAACGAGTAGTTCCGAGTTAGATAGGTAAGATCTTGACTGTTCCATCGCTTACCCATTGGTGGCTTCCTCTAGCTTGGACAGGACCAAGTCCTTAGTCATTTCTTCGTTGTATGCTACTCGAATCAAAGTTATCCCCTCTTCCTCGCATCGCTGGTCTTTGTTGGCGTCGCGTCGCTTCGCCTTAATGAAGTTCTCTTTACTACCATGGAAGTGTTCGCAGTATTCAAAGTGTTGCTGTCCGTCGAACTCAAATCCGATCTTGAATCTAGGTAGAAAGATATCAATAAACAACCCGCCGCGTATAGCAACGTTATGCTCTAGTTCTATCCGTTGGTTTGGATAGATCAACTTCACAATCTCTAACAGTGCCTTAGCTCCCTTGCTCACCGAATGTCTCTGGGTAAAGTCCCTTCAGTTCATCTAGAGTAGATTTGAATAGTTCCGGGTCGCCTCGGAGGATATCCACCATGGTCTTATGCGGTCTCTTCACAAGCTCGCCCTTTGCGTTTGGCATCATGAAGTATTTACCATCCTTCTCTAGCACACCTAAGTCGCCAGCCATCGTTGCAAGCTCTTCGCAGATATCGATACCCTTGCCATAGATGAGAGGAAACTCACCGCTCACAAAAGGTGGGGCAACCTTATTCTTGATGATCTTGAATCGGACGGTATGACCAATCTGATCTCCGTCCTCGCCCATGATGCGAGTTGCCTTAGTGATGTCCATCAGCTTGATTCGCTGCGCTGCATAGAAGGGAAGTGCGCGACCACCACTTGTGGTGTCCGGATCACCGTATGCGCCAATGTTCGTGCGTTGCTGATTCAGGAAGATGATTGTGCTGTTAGACTTACCAACCGCAGCTTGTAGCTTGCGACACCCAGCACTCATAAGCTTAGGCAGAGTTCCAACGTCGGTCTCTCCGATCCCTTTAGAGTCTGTCTGTTCTGGAAGTAGTGCATCTACCGAGTCAATAGCAATGACCGCTCCAGGGTATTGCAGTGCCCAAAGCTCTGCTAGCCTCAGCGCATCCTCACCTGTCGGTGCTGTGATAACCTCTAGGGTTCCAGGCTCTCGCAACGTTGGGAACGAATCCACCAACGTGGGCTGCAACGCCTGCTCTTGGTCGATAAACAAGACCTTCCTGCCCTTCTTTGCAGCCTCTGCTAGAATAGACAGCACTAGCGTCGTCTTACCTGCGCCCGAGTTACTGAAGATCTCGATGATGCCACCTTGATAACATGGCACCTGTAGGTTGATATCCAAGCTGAGTGACCCAGTAGAGTTACCAATTGGTAGCTCTAGCTCATTACCAGAGCGGAACTGCGTATCCTCAAACTGCTTCTTCAGCGAACGCATGAAGACCTTGTCCTCTTTTGAGCCATCACTTCCTTCCTTCGATTCTGTCACGTTTGGTTCCTCAGTTGGTTGTTCCACTTTCTAGCTCCTGTAAGATATCACTTAGGCTCTTCTTGCGATTGTTGCTACCTGTCTTCATCTTGTAACCAGAGGTTTCCTCTACGTAGTTACTCCTCTCCCCTACTAGGGTTGAGTGAAGAGCGGTGTAGTAAGCTACAAACTTATCAACGTTACACCACTTAAAGTAGTTCTTGACCTTCCACCTAAGTAGACCAAACTCTTTGTAGTCCAGGTCAGTCACCTTGTAGAATTGGACAAACCATGCCAGTTGCTCTATCTCTACGCCGAGCTTGCCGACGCGCCTTACCTTGGTGAGCAGTTGACCCCACTCCTTCGCGAATGGACCGTCCTTCCTCCAGCCACCCTCGGGCAGCGCTCCATGCCTGTTCATCAGGAT